GAACTGTCAAAGAGGGCGAAGTCTACTACTCTAAGAGTTTGAACAGAGATCATGAAGGTTTCTATGATCCAAATTCTTCTAGATATAGATTTTATGTTAATCCTTCCACGGAGTGGTGTGGTTTCCTTACTTACGTTCAAGCTTATATTTTCAAAGACTTCCGGAGTGTTTTTGGAGAATTTTGCCACGCACTCAACGCTAAGAAACTTAAGAAAAGAATCCATAGAAACATTTCGATGATAGATTCAAATCTTAACAATTTGGCTTCATTCTCCATTGACGGAAGCAAGTTTGATAGCACTCAGCACATTGAGATTATTAACGCTGTTGATAACCTCTTTTGGAAGAAGTATAGGCCTAGATTGATCGAAATTGTTAAAATGATCGCCTTACATTATGCTATCGATCTTAACTGCGAACGTTTTGTTGATCTTGTTATTAGAGCTGCTACACAAAATATCGCACAAGTATTCCTTAAGCTCCCAAAAGTTCAGGACAATATGTTGACACCTAAGGAGAAAACTGTCTATCTCAGACATTATCCAAACAAGAAATTAAGAGCTGAGAAGAGAGGTGAGGATGTCTTTGCGGGGCTTGTTTGTTTCTACTTGTTAGGAACAACTTACAGTGGTAATCCTGTGAGAACCACACTTGGCAACACTATGCGTTCAGTTTTCTATATGTATTATTATTGTTACAAGTGTGGTTTGTTTACTTTTGAAGACTGGGATAAGAGTTTTAACTCCCCTAATTTCAGAAGGAAAGTTTGGTGCATCGCTTCAGGAGACGATACCGTTTTATGGCTTAGGAAAGGTGATGTTGAAGCTGTTGCAAGGGAGATGGATCAGATCACTACTGAAGACAAGGATTCTGAAGAAGTTATTGGAATCGCTCAGATCATTGTTGAAAAACAAATATCTGAGTGGTGGGATAATGAGTTCTGTTCTAAGTGGTTTTATTTCCCAAAAGATGGAGATTTCTCTAGTACAGAAAATTGGAAATGCACGAGAGATCTTAAGAAGTTGTTTACTACTAAAATGATCTATAAAGGAACGAACAACTTTATTTTATTTAACCCTCTGATTCATGCTAGAGCTATTTTTGAAGGAGTTCAGAGTGAGGTTAATAGCTACCTGATTAATTCGATTTGCAAATTTAGATTGAAAATTATTCAGGAAAGAGAGAGTGAGAACATCTCTAAAATAGAAGAACATTTTGGTGAGGGATATTTTGAGGATATCTCTAATAAGTTCTCACAATGGTACGAACTTGAATACAAGAAGTATTTCAAGAAAGAATTTTTCGCTAGTGAAAAGTTAGAAATTTTTGAATTCGATCGCGATTATGAGCTGTGGCTCATGCAAAGGATTGGGTTTGATATTCCTATGCTTTGTAATCTAGTAGAAGATGGCGTTATTTATTTATAAATACGTTGTTTAGTTCTTCTTGTTTTGTCTTGAATTCTCGATTGTGCTTAAACTCTATCAAACTATGTTTGAAGGAGTATAAACAACTCAAATTGGAACTATGTTCTAAACTTTGGGGGGAAA